TTAGGTAGGATCTTCTGCTTTAGGTAACCAGTCTTTATCGGCGTTTGAATTAAGCTCTAAGTTGGTTTTAATTCCTGCTGTATAGCGCTTCTTCATGTATTGCTTACCGTTCTCGTTTAATGCGTAACTTAAAGATGTGCCGAACTGAGTTAAGGATAAGGGATTATTTAGCCCTGTGTTGCGGATGTATTCGATATAAGCATGGTAAACATACTTTCTTGGATTGAATGGAACAATTCCTAGATTACCTACTGACATACCATTAGGGCAGTCTAACACATCAAAATAACTACAGAAATCGACTAAATGGTCAGATTCTCTTTTAATAGCTTTTGCTTCTTCTGATTGTTGCTGTTTATGTAATCGTTCTTTAGCATCATTAGGGTTAGCGAACTCATTAAGTAACAACCTTACAATTGAAGGTAGCTCTTGTTCTATTTTGCTAACTAGGTTTAAATCTCGCTCTTTTTCAGGTATAACCTCGCCAAAGTGAAATATTACCCTTCGCCGTGATATACCGCCATTGCGCTCATTAAATCGCATGGCTTCGTTGTTGATTACTAACACTACCGCAGGAATCTTACAGGAATAGGGCTGTTTGTGTTTAGGGTCAATTGCGACCTCATCACCGCCCGTAATTGCTTTTAAACCTGCACCACTGCCCATATATCGCGGTTGGTCTGGTAAAATGATAAGAGAGTAACCAACAACTAGCGCCCTGTCTCTTGCCTTTTCCAGCGATTCCATTGTACCTATAACAGTATTATTTTTACCTGATAACATAGTTGCGATTTCAGCAAATACACTTTTACCGCTACCGCCTGCGCCTGTAACCTCTAGAAACAATTGCCAGTCATAACGATTAGCTAATATCATATAAAGCCCAGCTAGTATATTCTTAGCCTTATCTTGGTTACCTGATGCTCTTTTTAGCCATTTAGCAAAGTTCGGCGCGTGAGTTTCAAAAGATTCTTTTTCTTTGGCAGGGTAATAATCAATGTTATTACTCACCAATAACCAATCTTGCTTATTGTGTGGTCTGAAAGTTTGTGTCTTCAGCTCATAAACACCATTTTTAAAGCAGATTAAATCTTTCTGAGGTGTTCCCATTATAGGCAGTGATAACCTGAGCGATTCAACTGCTGAGCTAATTCGCATAGGATTAAATGGTTCACCTGATTGATTAAATAAATCGGCTAGTGTTCGCATTAAGACTTTATCGCTAATGGGTTGCCATGCATTATCTTGATAGTGATAGATTTCATCGGTAGTAAGATTAATAGCAAGGTTATTATCATAATATTGATTAAGCAGTTCGGCGCGCTGATTTGATGCCATTTGCGATAAATTCATGTTTTGAGTTTCAAGTTTTTTCAAGTTTTGGTTGTTAGTATTTGTTAAGGTTTGAACGTTAATTTTTGATAAGTTTTTATCAAATAAACCTGAAGTTTTCTGAAGTCCAAATTGTTGCCTATAATCATCCCAATCACATTTATAATCAGTGTCAGGGATTGTGTAATAACCATTTACCGCTGTAGCCGCTTCTATCGCTTTTTCTTTACCTGTGTTTTTATGACTACCTATATCATTATCACCAGCGATGATAATATTTGCGGTAGTATTAACCTCGCGAATAGCTTTGGCTACATGAATAAGGTTGCCTGCATCAATAGCCGATATCACTGGTGACCGATGGCGGAATACCGCTATCGATATACCTGTGGCTAATCCCTCACAAATAATAATCTCGGTAGCTTTGAGTAATTCTTTTTTTACCTCGTCAGGTCTGCCCAAATTTGGGCTAACCCATATAAAAGCGCCTTTCTTATTTGAGCCTCTCATTAAGCGCTTGCTTCCGTCTGACTCGATAAATTGACCACCTGCGTATTCATTATGAAGATTCAGCATGGGCACAAAAATGCGCCCGTTATCTAACAAAGGCAAATCAAAGGTTAACCCTTTTTTGGCCAGATATTGAGATTGCCCTAATGTTGCTTTAGATAGCAAATACTCGACCTTTTTAAATATGGGCTTACTCTGTAGGTCGGACTTGAAATCCGAGCTTGTGGCGTTATGCAATTGTTCGGAATCTATTTTTCTAAATGCGAGATTTTCCCGTATTTGGTTATTCTGATTAGACAGATTTAAGCACTCCACTACTTTGTCGCTAGCCTCTTTCGCATCACAATGATAATAGTTTTTGATAAGATTTAAGCCGTCACCGCTACCGCATTGATTGCAGATATAAGTACCGCGTCCATTTTTATTATCAAACCTGAATCTATCTTTACCACCACAGACAGGGCAAGGACAATGTTTGCCATTACCCACCTCAATACCTAATGAATTAAAGATTGATTGCCATTTACCTACCGCTTGGGTGGTAATTTCATTTATTCTCATTACCGCCACCTTAGTGAATTGTCCCGTTAGATTCAGCTTTGATATCTTCGGCTAAATCAATAAACAATGATGAAAGTAATTCTTGCCCGAATGGAGTTAATGAAATAGGTTTATCGTCGCTTTCTGTGTACATGTCTTTCAACATTCCATAAGTGCGATTTAATCCCTCCTTTTCTCCGAAATCCTCAATCAAGCATTGCTTAAGATTGATATCTAAACCTAAGACAATTAAATCTTTATTAATATCAATTTTAATACCCTCATGGACAAATACTTGACTATCATTTTTGTTAATCTGCTCAATTAAAAACAAACTTGCCACTATCGCCATAGTTGAATCAACGATGATATGATGGATTGCGGTTACTTTTTGCTGATTACTCATATTCATGATAATTACTCCTTAATTTGTTCCATATATCTTCTAACTTCGGGCGGTAATCGTTTGGTTAAATCTGCTAGCAAGTGCGGGATGTCAGCCTTGCCAAAAGAAATAATTTCCACATATTTGTTATTTTTGAGGCGTAGCGCGGTAATAGTCCCGTTACTATTGTGTTTGAAGTCAAATTCTTTCATTTGCTACCTCGCTTTATTTCGTTATCCAGTAGTTTTTTAGAATCGATTATTAAATCTGTTAGAGCCCACAGCGCGTACGAACGTAATTCGTCGCTTAATTTGGTAACCTCATCACATTCACGCCTTAACAGCATTGTTATAGCGTCCGCCTGACCTAGTTTAGCGTTGATAGTGTCAATTGCATCTAAAGAGATATTAGGCATTTTTCTCACCTCCTTTTAAATCTAGGTTTAAATATTCTTTGTAAGCCTCGTCTAACAATGCATGCAAAATCCACAGCAAATTACCTGTATCACAATGATTAATAAAAGGCACATCTAATCCTTCATCAGCATAATAATGATTATTGGATAACACATTAACCAATGTAAGCGCTTGCGCTAACTTGGATTCTATTTCTAGGCTTGCGTCAGAATTTTTATTGACAGTCATTTTTTACCTCCAATACACGGTATTCCTGTAGGTCATCAAAAGCCATCTCTGCTAAATCGACTATAGCCCATAGCAAATTACTCATATCCGATTGGTCAATAAAAGGCTCTTCATACCCTGATAATTTGTAATTTGTATTATCTAGCGCGATTTTTGCCATACTTTTAACTTGAAGAAGTGTGCCTTCAACTTTACAAACTAATTGATGGTTATTCATGATTGTAGTCTCCCCAAGTTCTGGCTCGTTCAATGATTGGAGTTATTCGAATTCTGGCGATAAAGATAAGCGATTGCTTGCCTAAGTTCTTGCGCGCTTGGCGTTCGGTTGTTGCTGTAGTTTGGATAACTTGAGCGGTTGAAAGGTCGTAAAATTTAAATAGTTTAGATTGTTCTGCGCGTAAGCATGCGCTATCATAGCTGTTAGCCATAATCATTACCTCGATTAATGTTATTGTGGTTAGATAGCTCATTGAGGTGCGAACTCTTTGGGCTATTGTTTTTTTTATTATGTAATGGTAATGTGTCATTACACATAAATACATTAACACTGATGTAATAGGAGTGTCAATACACATGAATGAAAAAAGACGAGGTAACCCGCCATTCCAATTTAGGCTAGACCCTGAATTACGACAAGCAATGGAAAAGGCGCAAAAAGAAGATGGTGACGAATCGCTTGCAGGTTGGATAAAAAGAATAATCCGAAAAGAATTACAATCACGCGATATCAATATTAAGTAATCAACACCAAATAATACCAACTTCTCAGCTTGGGTTATTTCTGCTTGTCGCGAAAAACTCGCCAAACCAAACAAGAAATAATGCATTAGCTTAATACCACCAAAAAGTGGTATTTGTTTTCTTGTTTTTCTTTTTATGGACATGCAAAACCAACATTTTAAATTCAACCCTATGCAATGAGTTTCCCGACACATACGTGCGCGCGTAGTGATATCAATAAAACCTTCTCTAACGTGTCGAAAAATTATATCGCAGAGATTCACAGGGCGATTATTTAAGGGCTGGGCATGCATCTGTATTGCTAGGTTGTTATATAAGCTTGTAGTCATTTTTAAGCCTCTTTGCCGATTAATCTGGCCATGTAGCTTTGTGGTAGCTTGATTAGTCATCCATTCGGTAATTTGTTCATTATTTGTACTATGATTCCTGAATTCTAATGAATCAAAGATTAAAAAATCATCACCTTTAATTGTTGTTTCTTTTACTGGTGCTAGATTGATAAAATTAGTCATGATCAAACCCTCTAACGTGTCCTTAAATTATTAATCGTTTTATTAGAGGTAATTAAATCAGACAACGCGCTTATTCTTCGTTTAACTTCCCTTATCGCTTCTGTGGGTGAGTCTATCTCATTAAATACCGCTGATTCGATTTGTTGTAAGATAATTAGCGCTCCTAATTGCTGTTCGTTAGCAATTTGCCTCTCTCCTGAATATAACCCTGTAAATCTGTTTTCAGCTTTGGCGAGATTAATATAATGGTACTTTTTGACACCTTGCATCATTGATAAAGCGTAACGGCTCTGATGATAGAAAGGTAAGTATTCGCGTTTTACTTTTTCGCGTTCTCGGCTATTAGCAAAGGCTTTAGTTACTCGCACTTTAAAATCAATAATTTGTTTATGATTTTTACCTCTTGCAATTCGACTAATTAAATCAAATTGATTCTCATTGAGTAGCGCATAAGTAATTGTCACAGCTCCAACGCCTCTTTTTCTCGATGCCTTTTGAAAAGGCAGTGAGCCAAATTCTTTTAAATCATTCTTATTCGAACGGATCAAATTCATTAAACTTTTATGAGTAATTCCCATTTCTTTAGCTACTAAACGGCTGTCAATTCTTGGTTCTTTGGATTGCGTCAATTCAATATCGTTATTTTTAATAATTAAATCTGTCATATTCCTTCTCTCTTAACGTGTCGGAAAATTACCCTTTTATTTAAATTTAGGTAATGCGATAACACAAAGCGAACTTTTACGTTTTGATTAAAATTCAATTGGTTAATTTGGTTTTTTTAGCTAGACACTTAACGCGAGATTGGCTATCATTGGAAGCGTCATTATTCCAGTGTTAGCCCTTTATTATTTCGCGATATAAAGGGTTTTGCTTTATCACCATTAAGCCACATCACGGCGTTTTACCTCTCGGCGTTCTACTCTGCGAGATTCTAGCCAAGAGTAAATTTCATCAGCACGATACCCGACTCGACGCAAGCCAATTCTTATCTTTTGTGGGAATGTTTTGTCTCGCTGTTCCAATGTATAGAGGCTAGTGTCAGATTTGTAGTGCAGTAATTTTTTAACTTCTTTCTTTAATAAAATTGTATTTGTCATTTTTTATTTCCTTTTTTTATCAGTAGTTATCATTATAATACTGTATAATTGTCCAGTGATCCATTAAATCAGGAACTATTTTAAAAAAAATACAATTCCGTCAAAACAATTTAATTCCATTAAAATAATCGATGTCACACTAACAGTATAAAAAATGGTCGTGTATAGAAAGAGTTTAAAATATACATCATTGTTTTATTTGTTTTTGTAATGAAAAAATTTCATTATGTTTAAGTCAATCAATTTCGCTGAGTCTCATTCAGTATCATTCAGTTCTTCTTTTTATTATTCAGATAGCTACAATTATTTATTATTTTTTACAAATTTTTATGTTTTTTACGGCACAATTAAGGTGAAAAAAAGGGAAAGAAGGGAATTCAGGGATAAAGAAGATATTATTATTCAGTAAGAAGATTGTTTTTTAACGAGAAAATGACCAACGGACTTTTAGGTAATTGGTCATTTAAATTAAAAGATTAGTTTTGAGTATAAGATATCGCCAACTTGGCTTTTTCATAAAATGACGATTTGGATAAACCGTCTAAATTTAAGTTATTCTTTTTGGCCATCTCGTCTATAGCTTTTTTGATTACTGCAATATTAGGTTTTTCAGCAGTTCCATAAGAATTACCTTGTTTATCGGCAATTAGCTTTAATAACATACCCGTCATTTTGTAGATATTTGTTTGTTCCTCGTCTTTCTTATATAGTCCTCTTTGGCTCTTAGAGAGTTCAGTACCTATATCTAATAATTCCTGCCCTCCCAACTTGTAAAGAGTTTCTCGCCACTTTTGCGTCCCAGTTATATTTATAATAGCTTTTAATGCTCGCTGTTTTACTGGCTCAGGTGTGACTTCTTCATCAATCAAAGTATAGGCTATAGTAAACATAATATCTGCAAAGCCCTTCTTATGCATACTTCCACCATACGAAGACAAGCAACGCTCAATATAGTTTTGATAAGATCGGTAATCGGCTAATTTATCCTGTGGGATGTCTTTCATTTTAATATATGGATCTAGACCGCATAATAGTAAAGCCAGCTCTTTAGATTCGATTATTGGTAACTTAGTTGCTTGTTCGAAAACTCCCATTTTTGCAAAACTTACCATTTATACCACCTAATTATCAATAATAGCTATACACTTTAACATACAGTTTAATACATTATAATACTGTATCTATATACATGAAAAACAATCATGATAAAATTGGAGAGGTAAATAATTTTTAGGAAAGAATAATGGCATTCCAATCTATATTAAATAAATCAGCATCAAACACAGGTTTGATAATTACAGAGGCTGGCACGTTCAGCCTTGATATTAACACCGTAGAGCAACACACATCAAAATTACGAGTAACGGAAAACCCAATAGAGAACGGCGCTAATATTGCCGATCATGCGGTATTAGACCCTAAAGAAGTCACTGTTAACGGGATTGTTGTTAGTTACGAGGTTAATACGCCGTCAATTGATCGTATGTTAGGTTACGATTTTCCCGAATATCCGTTACCTATGGACATCCGACCTATAACGGAACAGGCAGAGAAACAATTGCGACGATATTATGAATCGCGTAATCAGACTATCGAAAAAACAGTTAATAATGTCGTTGCTGATTTTCTGCCTGATTATCAAACACCAAATTTAAATAATTCATCATCAGACCGCATCAGTGATGCCCATGAAAAACTGTTAGCAATACAACGTAGTGGTGAGCCTGTAACGTTACAAACTAATTCTAGGCAATATAAAAACATGGTAATCACCTCCGTAGGATTAACTCAAAAACAAAATACATCAGGTGAATTTACCATAACATTTCGTGAGATATTCATTGTTGAAACTCAAACGGTTAACGGTTTTAAAATCCATAAACCGAAAGTGCGCAATCTGGGTAGAACTCAGCCACAGGAGATTACGGGCGAAGCTAAGCGCGCGATTCTTGAAAGATTATTTGGTAAAGAGCCGTTTTTTAGATAGGTAATAGGAATATATAACATGCATACTATACAAATAACATCAGATGACAAATTAGAACAAACATTATCATTATTCGATATGAATTTAAGGATAACCCTGCGCTATAACTCTATTTTGCGAGGCTATCAGTTCGATTTATTCGACATTGATAAAAATAAATTTATTACGAAAAATAAAGGGCTATCGGTTGGTAGCCCGTCCCTAATAGAGTTTAATTTGCCGTTTGTATTGATACTGGATGATAGATCGGGACGTGGAGTTAACGCGACATCTAAAGAGGATTTCAACAGCAGGATGCAAATTGTGATCATGGAAAAAGGAGAATGGCGTGCGTCACTTAGACATAAAGAGTAGGTAGTTGTAAGCCCTTTGATGGGCTTTTTAAATTCAACCCTATGAAAGGGATTTGTAAGTTGTCTTCATTATGAAGATAACTGTTTTAATTTAACGAAACTACATAATTTTTGCAGTTCCCGATTAAATATTTTTAATATTATTCTATTTTTTCTTGTTATTGAAAGGATGTATGATATCCTCCACCCAACATACTGCAACTATATACGCAAATAGAAAAAATAACGCTGACCCAATAATAAAATCATTGTCTACGTCACGGAAATAATTTTTCTTAGCGCAAATACTGCCCTGTATTCCTCCAAAAAAATATATCCATATTATCAGAATTCGTCGCTTCCACCTTAACGGTTTATTATATTTATAATCCTTTTCAGTGAAACGAGAACGGCGGAAATAATAGCAAGCGCACAAAGTGGCTATAGATAAAAAATAATAAATAAAAATAAGTAGCATTATTCTGCTTCACTCTCAATTGTATATTGTTCACCGTCAGGAGTTGTACAGAGGTAATACTCTCTAACTCCATCGTTGCTCTCACGAACGCTAACAAATTCACAGCTATGAACTAATTCACCCACATTTGTAATTGTTTCAGACTCAGGGATAACTAATTCTGATTCGTCAGTATCCTTATTATAAAAGAAAACGTTTTCGGCGTCTTTAAAAATACTAATTAATGAAATCACATCAAGGAACACCTCACCTGCCAGCGCTAACTTTTTCATTTGCGTATAATGTCTAACTAAATCCTGACGCCCGTAATGCCATAATTTTCTGACAGGCGTCCCTAATTCGTCCTTTTTAGGTACTAACTTGAGTTTGCCACGCACCGATATTCCTATATCAACCAAATCATAAACCAGCGTTCCTACTGACTCAGACATACCTAATTCCCGAGCTGCTGCCTGATAGGTGGATTTCAAAAAACCGTCCTGACCAGTTACGCCCTCCTGTATGCTGTTCAAACCATGAGCGCCAACATATGCACCAATTACACAACCGACACCCGTTGTGCACATAGCCGCACCAGTTGCAATCATAGCTAAACCGCCCAAAATTGCTATGCCACGAAGCCCCCATGTTACCGATTGTTCCAAAAGGCTATCTTCTTCTTCCTTAATTTTTTCTGCGCCTTGCTCATACGTCATAGCGCCACTGTCTACTTGTTCAACTATATCATTAGCAAACGATTCAACGTCCTGCTTGAACGCCTGTTTAATATCATCATGATATAGATGCTTTTCACATAATTCATCAGCACATTGTAAGAGACGGCGTGCATCAATTCTAATTAAATTGTTTTCGTCATCATTTGCGGAACTCAATTGTTTTTGATTACCAGCAAACGAATTAGATTGGACTGAGCCACTACTAACCCCGACAAATATAGTGCTGTTTAAGGCTATGATTCTATGCCCACCGACTGGCGTGCATTTACACGCAACAATACAGCCATCATAGGCAACGGGTTTGCCATCGATAATAAAGTTGTCTGCTCCCTCTATAATCCTGCCTGTGCTTCTACACTTAGGACAGGAAACCAAATCACCTAATAGAGCAACACCATCCATACCACAATAACCATTCCCTGACGCTGTGATAATCCTACCGCCATAATTGGTCATATCTCCTAAAACAGCTACTTGCTTGGTCATACTACACCCTCACATTATCGTTATAGCCACTGTGAATATGTATATAGTTTATACAAATTAGCTATATTAATCTGATTTTTTGTGTTAAATAGTGTTAAGCAATGTAAAAATCAACGTTTCTGATTAATTATGCAGTTTTTAGAATTGGAATTGTGAGAATTTTATTAATTCCCGCTGTTTGGTGGTAATTGATTGATTTAAAAGCAAAACGTAAAACTTCGTTTTGTGAACCCGATAAGTTCCCAGTTGTCTTTATTATGAAGATAACTGGCTTTTTGCTCAGCTAGTTTTTACATACAGTATTCTCTGGTATGTAAGTTGTAACTAATTGATATTTTCGGGAAACGCCAGTGGCGTATCTCGAATGGAACATTATTTAAGTGACTCAATTTGAGCGTCTAAAAGTTGAGCAGGTAACAAGTTTATGCTCTTTTAGCAGTTCGGCTAATCTCTGGTTTGTTAACATATTTAGCCTTTATTGCATCTAAAATAGCGTCTTCTTTTGCTTGAGGTGACATACTGCCGTCTGATGATTGGTGATCGATTGATTGTTTTTCGCTATAACCATGATTAGCAAGCATCAATTTGGCAATACTCGCGTTAAACTCGCCTTTTAAGCCTTTATTAATTAACTCCACTTCTTGGCGCGCTTTGATAAGTTCTAACATGTCCTTAAATTCTTCGCTTGAACTCGCATAATTATATAAACTCGACCTTGAACAGTTAGCATATAAAGCCAGTCCTGCCACAGAGGGAATGACTTCGCCATTTTTGATATAACCCTGCTTATGCAAATACTCGTGACTTAGTTTTAACATGTCCTTCATCTTTGATTTTCGCCCTGCCATATTGTCACCTAACTTACTAATAATAAGACTATTATAATCCAACACGGCGAATTATTAGATTGCTTTCTAACGTGTCCAAAAATTCACTAAACCAACCAAGAGGAGGGTGGAGTAAATTCCTGCGACCCTATACGTTCTAAACCGCCTACCCTCATTCATTTTAACGCTAACCCGATTTTTTTAGTTTTTTTAGTGTTACCCTTTCAATAACAATTAGCTTCAGGCATGGTATAAATCATTATAGCTAGATTAAATATTTTATTATGATCAAGCTAAATAATAACATATTGATTATTAACAAATTGAATATTGAGGTTATCCATAATATTAATATAAATCATATTGTTATATATGTGATCGAAAAAGCATATATGTATGTATAGTAATGAATACTTATGAACACTTAAAAAATAAGTATACATAATATAATATATTAATATATATCAAGTTTTTTGTATTTATGTATAGTATGTATAGTTATGTGATTTATTTTAAAAGTTTAAGATTATGTATAGGTAAAGGGTGACATTTGAAAAAGCCTCCTCATATCTGAGGGCGCTTAATATGAAGCTATTGAATAGCATAACTCAAATACGGGTTACAGCTAACATGTTGATTTGTTAGGTAACTCAAATTTGAGTGACGGATTTTATCAACGGTGAGAGCGTAACCCATATTTGGGTTACGGCAATTAGATAGGATTAATGATTAACTAGCTTTAAATTGCGGTTACCTGACAATGAAACATTTCCTTTACTGGCTTGCTCGACAAAGTCGCCCCACCAGTCTAACATTATCCTTCGTTGTTCCAAATAAGTGGCTCTGTTATAAGCCCGTCTAACGCTATTACTATCAACATGAGCAAGGGCTACCTCAATAACATTAGGGTCAAAGCCTTGCTCGTTCAATATTGTACTCGCTAAAGCTCTTAATCCATGCGCAACTAACTTATCTTTGTATCCCATGCGCTTTATTGCCATATTCGCTGTTTGGCTACTCATGGGAGTGGAATAAGGCGGTTTTAGGCTTGGGAAAATGTGGTCCATATGACCGCTAATAGGTTTCATGATTGATAGAACTGCCATAGCTTGCTTATTAAGAGTGACAGTATGCTCCCTTCTCATCTTCATTTTTTCAGCAGGAATAACCCATAAACAATTATTAAGGTCAATTTCCTGCCATTTCGCGCTAACTGCCTCACTTGGTCTAGTCATAGTTAGTAATTGCCATTCAATTAAGCAACGCGTCTGTAATTCAATTCTAGCCATAGCAAGAGTCTGCATAAATTCAGGTAGTTCTTGCGCTTTAATTGTTGGCATTTGTCTTTTTGTTGGGCTTTCAAATGCATCTTTAATCTTGACGGCTGGGTTAGCCTCAATTAAGCCTATATTCACAGCATAAAACATAATTTCATTAATGCGTTGGCAAAGCTTTTTAATCGTTTCTAATTTGCCATTTGCTCTTAATGGTTCCATAGCTTTTATGAAGTCCTTTGCCTTTAATTTGAAAATGGAACTATTCCCAATGTAAGGGAAAATATGTAACTCTAATGAGTCCCAAATGCATTTTAATGTAACTTCAGTTAGTCCTTTACTGCTCTTAACCTTAAACCAGTCAGTAGCTACCTTTTGAAATGTACTGGTTATTTCGTCTTGCTTGCGCTGTTCTAATTCTGCTTTATGTTCTTGAGGATCTATACCTTGTTTAATTAATTCGCGCGCTTCGTCTCGTTGTTTTCGCGCTTGTTGTAGTGAAACTTCTGGATAACTACCAAAACTTATTAATGCTCCTTTTTTGGTATATGGGCGCATATACTTAAACCGCCAAATCTTAGAGTTATTCGCTTTAATTAATAGATACATACCACCACCGTCAAATAAAGAATAATCCTTATCTCTTGGCTTGGCTGTTTTTATTTGTGTGTCTGTTAATGGTAGGGTTTTTCTTGCCATAATAATTTTAGGTATACGGGTTTTAGGTGTATTGCATTCGTATACTTTAGCATATACCTAAAAATTCTGATTGTAAATGTATCTTACTGATGCTTAATGAATAATAAAATAAGCTTTAAGCTTTATATTTATTGGTTTTGATGTGCTTTAAAGAATTTAATAGAATATTACTGTATATTGATTTGAAGACTGCATTAGAAGGCATATTAGGAAAGACCTTGTATGAGGGGTGGCAAAGCGTTATAGATGAGTTATTATCCAGATCTGCCCTGACGACACTTGAGGTCATGGATGCATTGACTGCTTTGGGGCGTGTATTGTCTCAACAAGTACAAAATCTACCTATTAACGTTGATACTGAACGTGGTGAAGTGTGCTTTGCATGTTCAGCTGTCTTATTTGATGTTAATTTCTTAGGTCAATCTATTGGTGAAGAACTTAACCGTTTAAAGAAATTATCACCAGTTAATACCGCATTAGAAACAGCATTACGTTTGAAACCTTATCAAGCATTTGCTGACATTCCTGAAAAGCCTGTAGAGTTAGATCGTTATTTTTCGGTGGCTAGTGACCCTTCGCAAGAAAATGCTGTTTTGCAAGCACGACAAGAATCAGGACTCCTAATTGAAGGTCCTCCTGGGACAGGAAAAAGTCAGACAATTGTAAATATGGTGGGAGATGCTATTGGTCGAAATAAAACCGTATTGATTGTTTGCCAGAAAAAAGCTGCCTTAGAGGTTGTATATAAACGATTAGCCGCCGAAGGGCTAGATGCACGCAGTATCATGATCAATGATATTAATGCGGATAGAAATACGGTGATTAATAGTATACGAGAACAACTGGATCTATTATTTAAATCTCCTAAAAGAACAGATTGGATCGAAAAACGTAAGCAAGTTGCAGCCAAAATTACAGATTTAGAAAATCGTTTAGATAGTTATCATGAGGCGTTACATCAACAAGATCCTCAAATATGGTTAAGTTATAGAGAGTTGATTGCTGAATTAATTGGCATTAATAAAGATTATCAGTTATTTGCGGCACCTCAATTAAGATCAGTGGTGAGTGATTGCAATCCACAACAGTTAATGGATTTAGAAAATGAGTGTGCGCCGTTAGTGCGTTTTTGGTTGCCTGCCTGTTATGAAAATAGCCCATTAGTCCATTTAAAAGCTTTTTCCCATGATTTAGCGACGCTGGAAGATTTTAAAAAATTCTTTACCTATTTTTTAACCGTTGAGCAGCTAAGAATAGATAAGTTGAGTAGTAGAGCTCGATTTGAGATAGACAATCCAAAACCCTACCAGCAATGGATTGAAACAGAGGGAAATCATTTTCTAACAATTTCAGAAAGTATCCGATCGCGGTTAGTAAAATGGTTGCCTCTGTTTAAGCCGAATGCAGATACTTCTGCTGAGTTAGAAAGCGATTTACTAATTAACCAACTGACTTTACTGCAAGAGCGCTTAGCATTGTTAAATGAAAGCAGTTGGTGTGATTTATCGCTTAAACTTTGCTTGTTAGAGTCTGATGTATTAAATGATTTATCAGACAAAGCAAGGCTGATGGTAATGCCTAAACCTTGGTATGGTTTCTTAAGTATTAAACGTTATAAAACAAAGCGAGCGTTATTAGCATTTTTAGCATTACAAGGAGAATTGCCAAATTTAGAGAGTATTCCTAAACTCTATAATGCATTAGTGTTTGAGCAGGAATATCGCCCAATACGTCAAGAAATACAGGCTATATGCGCTAAACTGCAATTGCCTGTGCCTGATAATCGTACAAATCTAAATATAAAAAATATCGTTAGTGAAATAGTAACAGGTTTGCAGGAGGTGAAAAAATGGGCTGAGAGGATTATGGCTGCTCCTCACTGTGAAGAAGTTGAAAAATCAGTTCTACAAAGTAAAGTAGCATTTGAACACTTATTAAATGATTATAATGCCGCTTTTGAAAGATATGAATCACGTAAAACTTCTCTAGAAGCACTGTTGCCGTTAGTGAATTATTTTGAAGATACGCTTTATGGATACTGCAAAACTGCCATCGAAAAAAATGAAGTTTCATCTCTGTTGCTGATAGAAATAAACCGTGTTCTTGATACCCTTGAAGCTTACCAATATTTTAGAAAACGAGTCCCGCAACTATCAGCCAAAGCGATTAAATTGTTTGAACGTTTAAGGTTCTATCAGGAAGACTTAAATTGTTTACCCGTTACAGAGCTTGATAAAAGTTTTAGACAACTATTAAATTATGAGGCTAAACAGACATGGAAAACGCGTATTGAGCAAGATAACCCTGTACTGCTAACCAATGCGGATGAAATACAACAACAAATTGAGTCTTTAGCAACTGCAGATGAAGAGATCCGAGAGTTAAATAACATTCTGTTTAGGCACAATATTCCTGTCGATAAGTTGGCGAGTGCTAGAGAATGGGAGGATATTACACGATTAACAGGGCAACGCGCGAGAAGATTACGAGAGTTTGTTGAGCAAGGTGAGCCTCTAGGACTTATGAGTTTAAGACCTATTTGGTTAATGAATCCTGATATTGTGAGTCGATTATTACCTCTTAAGGCAGGTTTGTTTGATGTGGTTATTTTTGATGAGGCTTCACAAATGCCTGTCGAGTATGCAATACCTTCACTTTACCGTGGTAAAGTGGCGATCGTCAGTGGGGATGAAAAACAAATGCCTCCTAGCTCTTTCTTTAGTGCACAAGTAGAACTTGAGGAAGATTTAGATCTAAATTTAAATACTGAATTAACCGATGAAGAACAGCAAGAAGTATTGCAAGGCCAATGGAACTCAAAAGAAATTATGGATTGTCCTGATTTATTACAACTTGCTCGTTCGGTGCTACCTACAACGAGCTTACAAATTCATTATCGTTCGGCATATCGAGAGTTAATCGATTTTTCGAATGCCGCTTTTTATATGAATCAATTAAATATACCAGTTCGTCACCCTTTAAACACAATTAAACAAGCTCAGCCTATAGAGTATATATGGGCAAATGGTGTATATGAACAGCAGACAAATCCAAAAGAAGCCAATACAGTTGTTCAAGTTGTGTCCGAAATTTGGCAGCAGTCATCGAGCAAGCGTCCTTCTATAGGAGTCGTTACATTTAATAAAAAACAGGCTGATTTAATTGAAAAGATATTTTATGAAAAAGCAGCTCAAGATAAAACGTTTGCCACCATCTATAAAGAAGAAAATCAACGAGTAGATAACGGCGAAGATATGTCGATTTTTATTAAAAATGTTGAAAATGTTCAAGGTGATGAACGAGATATTATTGTATTTTCGACAACTTTTGGATGCAATGAGAAAGGAATATTTAGACGCAATTTCGGTGTATTAGGCCAACAAGGTGGTGAAAGAAGGCTTAATGTAGCCATTACAAGGGCCCGTAAAAAAGTAGTTCTAGTCTCATCAATGCCAATAGACGATATTTCTGACATGTTATCTGGCAAACAGATCCCAACTACACCTAGAGATTATTTACAGTGCTATTTAGCCTATGCTAAAGCATTGTCAGAAGGTGATTTTGAGTATAGTAAAGATTTACTTAATCGGGTTGTGGGAAATAGTCAGTTTGTTATTGAAAGGGCAGAGACTAAAAGACAAGATGCTTTTCTTGATGATGTTGAAGCCTTCATCCAATCTATGGGTGTAGGATATAAACGTCAATCGGGTAATGGAGTATTTGCGTTAGATTTTGCGATTGAAGATCCAGCAACGAAACTATACAGCATAGGTATTGAATGTGATGCGCCTATTAATCCATTATTAACTCATGCTAGATCTCGTGAAATTTGGCGACAATCGGTTTTAAAACATGCAATCCCAAATATTTTACGTATTTCATCACATAATTGGTACGAAAATAAAGAACAAGAAAAGAAACGTTTAAAAACGTTGGTTGAAACGGTATTAACACCAGAGGTAAGTCAATGAGTGGGCCAAAAGTTGTCAAAATTGTTACGCTAGAAGAAGTCACGGCTACTTGCGAAGGCCATTTAGCCCGTCTTGATCAATCGATTAAGCAATGGCAAAACTCAATGGATAAATTGGGTGAAACAGATGAAATGTTTTATGAAAAGACAATTGCAAAACGAAAAACCTTTGATCAGATGTTAAAAGTAAAGCGTTTCGTAGAAATACAAAAACTTGTACCGATGGAAATAACCATTCTCGAAGATGATATTGCAAAACGCCGAAAATTAATTGTAGCATCAAAAAGCCAAGCAGCAATTGAAGAAAAGCAAGCAAAAGAAAATATCAAAGCTTTAGTTAATTTATTAAATAATAAACAAGTTGTACTTTCAGATGAATTAAATAACGATTTACAGGAAGCGATTAAAGGTAAATATCAGGGTAATATTAATCAGCTTTTAACTAAAGCCTTTAATTTACTCAAGCCTAACAACACCACAGAACTTTCACAAAAGCAAAAAGCTTTGCTCAATCGTATGGTGGAAGATGACACCACGCAAACTTTTGCAAGCTGGATAGAGAAACAAAATATTGAATTACAAAAAGACCCTTATATACATAAAATTGAACTCTATCTTGCTGAATTATCATTTGAGCGAAAAGAAGTTTATGATGTATTTATTGAGCGTTTAAATGTTATTGAACAAGAGTTACAACATAGTCGTCAGAAATTATTGCTTGATAGTTTTGTGTTAGACTTGGCTCAAGCAGTTAAAGAAGCCAAGGAGCGAGGAGCTTTACAAACAAAATTAGAATTATTATTAGCTGAATTACACCAGACAACAATGGAACCTTTAGATTTTGATCTAAATACACTTGATACAATTAATATTAATGAATTGAAAGAATTAATTGATAGGTGTGAACAAACGCTAGCACAAATAACCGAAAAAAATGTAGCGACTTACAGACAACAAGCCATTTTGCAAGGATTGGCTAGTCTTGGATATGAAGTACGACATGGTATGGATACTCAGTGGGTGCAAGATGGACGATTAGTTTTACGCAATCCGTCCACACCAGGCTATGGTATAGAGTTAGCCGGTAAAGCAGAGGCGACGCGTATGCAGGTACGGGCAGTTAAATTGACTTCCGAAAGTGATCATCATCGTGACAAAGATATAGAAACGCTTTGGTGTGGTGATTTTACCAAATTACAGCAATGGCTAGCCAAACAAGGTTCAGACTTAATTATTGAAAAAGCATTGCCTATTGGTGCAGTTGCTCTAAAATCTGTTATTACAGAGGAGATTGACTCTTCAGAACTAGCGACTGATCAAAAAACATTATTTTCTAAAAAAATATAAAATTATGAAGTAAATTAATGTATTGTTGAACTATCTTCACTTAAGATTAATTTACTTGTTCGCTATTTGCTATCTGATCCTCGTCAAAATATTAAGCAGTACTTACCCTCTAATATTGTTATTTAAGTAATACTGCTTTTCATGTTGCTATAGCGATATCCAGCCATTGGCTGAATGATGACGAATGCGATTATAATAAATTTCAATCTATACAAATAGTGTTGATTTATCGGTTAATGTAGTTGTTTTTTAATTACTATTACGAATAATATAGGGTTTTAATCTATGAAAAAAATTCAGATACCGCGTTTTCCTAACAATTCTCACTTCAATTGATATACTTTAATCTATTTTGTAACAATAAACGTTTAAAATCAATGTTATAATACTGACTTCAGCGGTCACTATAAACTAATTCATCTTTGGAAAATGACGCCTAAATAAAGTAATAATTCGTTATTACTTTGTAGTTAATTCACAGCTACTGGTTTTATTTGCTGCAAGTTGCCTTACCTATATATCAAGGATTAATTTTCTCACACCAAGGTGATAGACTAGCTCACTGATGAAAAAAAATATATATTTGATAAGACATATTTAATCGATTATTGATTAAATTCAGAACTAAATTTTCTGACCATCAATATTTTCCTCTATGATTGTTTAGTTATATCATAGAGGTGACATCTGTGTATTTTGTTGGCGAGGATCAATATTGTTTAATCTTTTTATTTATTCATTTACAAATTATTTCTTTCTTATCATCAATAAGAGTAGCAACTGTTATAAAGTTACCGTAACCATCACTATCAGGATTAATATAATTACGATTAATATATAATGCGTTATAACCATATGCAGCTTCATATTGTTGACCATTATAACGGTAATAAACAATGTGATGCTCTTCCGAGCTATACCTATCTCTCGTCATAAGATCTGGCATACCATTACAAGTCGAGTCTAATAGGTAATAAGGGCCTTCATAAGAATTAAATAGTAGTTTGGGTTCAATATCGGGTTTTAATAAATAAATCCATGCTTCTGTATTAACCTGATTACCAGACACTTTACATTCCGCAATAAATAGGTCACCAACATTCGATTTGCATATATCAAAAATCACATTAGTATTAGGTTTAGATTTATCCTCTACGTAAGAATTATCTCCATAATCTGAAAAGTCTTGACTACCACATTTATCATCAGTACTTAAACTCGCCACTAATTTTTTAATAACTAAGTCCATTTTTTTATCACTAGCCAAATCAACTTTACCACTGCATAATCGGCCACTCGTTGGTGAACGCAGAGAGCGAATGCGAGTACTGATATATAGAGGATATAATTGATTAATAACGGTATTCAAGGCTTTATCTAAACAAGCGGTATTTTTACACTGTGATATTAGTTTATTTTGCTCAACAATTTTTCCATCTAAATTCCAAGGGTCATCGACTAAGGTAATCGTGGAATATTGTAGAAAGCGTGCATTAAATAACTTATTGACTAATTTAGAATTATTGCACGTATCAGCTGGATATTTTGCTTTTGCTTCATTAACCATCCTAATAATATTATCATCTTTATCATAGAAGCCAAATAGACTAATATCCAAACATGGATTAAGTAATAAAATTGTTGATAAGTAGTAAGTAGGGACAAATTCATCGATACGAGGAATGCTTTTCTCTTGCTTAATTTGTTGAGTATAAGCAGGGAAAACAATTAATAATAAATTTAATAAATAAAAAGTTTTTTTAATCATTTACATTTCTCTTCTTTCATAATCTTCTAGAAACTCTAAAGTCAGATTATTTGTTGCATTTTATTTGGTATGTAATTTCAGCAGTTATTTGTCGAAAATTTAATGAATTCGATAAATTTTCTTATCATATCTCTATAGTCTCGCTTGTATCACTCTTATACTCTAACTCTTGAACAATGCCAAAACCACATAACATTTTATTACTTTCTACTTCTATACAAAATAAAAAACCGTACTATCTAAACAACCTTATAGAGGTGAATATTGCTCTAATATTTTGGCGAGGATTAAACACTGAGAAAACCTTGAAAAGAAAATATCATCAAAGGCTACTTTAGTTTTATTAATTCTTTTTTATATTCCTCTCGCTCAATTTGAGTTAATTAAACAAAACTTTTAGGTTGGATAATAATATTTGAAAGGAATAAAAAAAATCAGAATAAGAGTAACCTTTTTTATTTTTTCAATATTCTCTTGAAAATGCTGTTTTTGATGTAACGAAAGTAATATATATTTTAAAAAATATCTGTGCACATATGAACATCAGATATTAATTAAATTTCCTTATCCTTATTCCTTTACTATCAATTTAAGTTTTTTATTATTGTTTAATATTATATTTGTGCTTAATTGCAGCTAACTCTTCAAGTGATGTGGCATTAAAAGCTTCCACCATCCATTCTGGCCAACCCTCACCCTCTATCATATCCTCTTTGAATTTTGCTTCTTCATCTGTCTTGTATTCGCCGTCATCTATATCGGCTGATTCATAATTCACCATAAAACTGTTAATCCAACACCAAACATGAAAACTACCTGCTCCGGGTTGAGCCGGATCTAACATAACATGGTCAATAACCTGATGTGTGCCGGGTTCACAAACCATTAATACCGTTGAAATTAAAGCATTACGTGAAAAGTTATGGATAATTACACCATGCATATCATTCCAATCATACTCTTGTATGCGACGTTTTTTCGGTTGTAAAAATACTTTTGGGTGCCGTAATATTTTAAAGTTAAAAAAGTAACTTTCATTAACATACACTTTACCCGTCTTACGATTAAATATAATGGGATTACCAAGACGGGAAAATGCATTTTGATAAAATTCAGGAATTGCAAGATATAAAACAAAACAACAAGTAATAAATCCAATTATTCCAACAATTGTTAATTTATCTCCGATTTTGGAATCGTTGAATCCAAAAATACAAAAAGGAAAACCTACTATTAGTATAATTCCTAAAATAATTCCAACAAAATAGATACAAGTATAAAAAATTTGGTCATTGTGATCCTGACGAATAAACGCACAATAGTTATCATTGGCATAAATTAAGCGATCATCATGCAGTGGTAGGCTATGAGGACCTTTATCTAGGTCACCAAACCAGCCAAAGATCTGGGGGCGGTATTTTGATGGCAT